AGTTTCTCTACATCACCGTTGAATTGAGCAGGGATACGTGCAGGATCAAAGTACTCTTCACCTTTACGTTGTTTACCCAAGCCAGAGATATAGAAACTACTGACTGCGGGTAAGAACAATGCCCAATCTGGGTTTTGTTTTGCTGATAGATTATCTTGTTCCATTATTTCGCTTGTGCTGGGAGTAAGTAACGATAAACTGCTAGACCACTATCAACAACAATCTCTGTTGCACCTGCATCACCGATACGAATAATCTTATCGCCGGGTAGATCCATGATGCTTAAGAACTCTTTAACAGGCCACATCCATGCTTTATTCAACGTACCAGTAACACCGGGATGAAACACAAAGTTACCTGAGTGAGTTGACGGATCACCGAAGTAAACCATTAAGTTACCGTTTTCTGTTTTAGTAGTAAAGTTCTTTTCTTCACTATTAGCACTTGCTTGACGCTTTAGTCGTTGAATGCCAGCAATAGTAGGTTCAAATTCAACACCCCAAGTAGTACCCTTGAACATTACAGTCTTAACTTTCTCATCCGCAATAGCTTTACTCATCAAACGATAATCGTTAACGAAATCACCTGCTTTTGTTTCAAAGTGAATATATTCCGGTACATCAACTCCGTCTTTTTTGACACGTGTAACAGTGATTTTACTATGCTCATCATAATCATCAAAGCCTAGAATTGTTTTTAGTTTACCTAAGTTAGGCATACCGAAAGTTCCTATAAACTCTGCGCTAGGATGTTTAAGCACACCACTAACGATAACAGATTTATCTTCTGCTACTGCGTTTACAGTTGTCTCTGTGTCAGTTCCACTGACTTTAATCAACTCAATACAGCCTAAGCCATGCGTATGTTGAATTAAATCTTGTAAATTATCTTTCATATTTTTCCTTTGTTTTAACTATTTAGGTAGTTGTGATACGTATTATATAGGAATATATTACGAATTGCAACACCAATTTAACCGAAAACAAATAAATCATCAAATGTACTATTGGTATCTGTATTGCTACGAATATCCCAACCAAGTACACCCAATAAGTTATCTATCTTCTCATCTACTAATGTTTGTTCCATAGCTGAATCATCAAATGGTAACTCTGTAAACCATTTGGGCAAACGTAATTCATCTACGGGATATGCTACACTGGTAAACCCTAATGGATTACTTTTAAGTTTACATACTACAACCTTCATACCATCAATAATCTTTTGACTATATTGATCACCGTTTACTCTACGCAAGTAATTGTAGTTAAGTGCGGCTCTTACGTGACCGGGCATATTTGCACGACCTGTACTACTCTTAGCTTCTAAGTCACCGTACATTGTAAGTTTGTTTACACCTTTAGGCGAACCCTTAGTCCAACTATCTTGTGCAGTTAGTACTCGTTTGAAATCTTTTACTGCTTCAATAACTTCATCACGACCTTTACCTTGTTGAAGAACCATCTGTAGTACATTCATTAAGAACTCTTGTACATACTTAGGAGTATCAGCACGTTTCAAGTCAAGACCCATAGCTTTGATATCACCCAAATCACCATTTTTATCTTTACGTTTACCTTCTTTGTCAAAGATGTTAATAGCATAACGTTTCTTAACAATAAAGATAGCACGATCACCGATCAGTTCACGACCAGCTTTGATAATTTCACCGTTCTTTCTTGGAGCGTGAAATGCTTTCTCCATGAATGCAGGGAAACTTTCATTTGCTTGTTCAGCAATGCCATCATATAGACCAATACAAGTTTCTTTATTCCACTCTAATGCACCACTATCAATCTGTGGCTTTAGTGTAGGATAGGCTGTAAAGTAGCATGAGTCAGTATCACCATATACAATAGCATTACCGTCATGAGAATAGACACCTTCAACTGTTTCGTTGATAGTACTCATCATGTGTTTAACAATCTGCCGACCAGATAGTGTTACACTTTGACCGATACGTTTATCATAGAATCTGCAATGTTCATTTAACAATGCACCATATGCTGAGTTAAGTAAAATTTTACGAACAAGTTGTCGTTTATCCCAGTACTCTCTATCCTCTGTATTAGTTGCTTCTTTGAGTTTTTTCTGCATCTCTTTACGATCTGAGTACCAACGTGTAAGTAGACCGGGAACTACACCTTCTTTTTCATAAGTAAAGATTGTACCATTAGCACTTAACATCCAGGGCTTATGACTATCAAATATCATCTTCCAGATTTCGGCCGCACTCATTTCTACACTACGACCATCTTCAAAATCAACAGTAAGAATTGTACCACGTTCTTGATTCATAATTGCAGTATATTCTAATGCACCGAATAGATTTTCCCAGAGAATAGATCCTGTAACGGCATCATCACCTTCTTTGTGACGTTTCTTTTCACTAGCTAATCGTAAGCCTTTGTCGTGCATATATTGGTCAGTGATTGTTTGTCTGACTTGAGCAACGATGGTTTCTCCTGCCATGTTGAGGGCACGAATAACCGAGGGATAGAGTGAGTTAATGTCAACTGCTCCGACATATTCATGCATACCTCTTTTCGGCGTAGCAACAAAGGCACCTGCTGCCTGCTGGACATCTTCTTCATTTTCAACCTTTCGTTTTTTATCTGGAACTACAAGCCCACGTTCATGGGCTTCATTAAAAATTGCCATCTCAATCATTGCTACTGAACCCATTACTGTTGGAAGCAATACTGTGTTCTCATGTGCAAGTTGATTAGCTAATTCTAAAAACTTAAGTTTGTTGTGAATTTTCACCAACAACATAGTATCTTGTCTATTGTATTCAATGAACTTTTTGAAGTCTTTGTTATACAGTTGGTCAAGAGTACCTTCATATTGAGTTTTGTTTTCACCTACTTCCATCTCACCGATACTATCAAGTTTGTAACTATGACGACTTTCATAGTTATACTTTTTGTATAGTTGTAGATAGTCTAAGTGAATACGACCTACTAAGTCATATGTTGTTTCACTTTTACCAAATCGTTCGTATTCTCTAGCTTTAGGCAGTTGACCCATCAAGCAAAACTTGCGTGTATCATCTTTACTCATAACCCTAGTAACACGATTGACCATGTAAGGTATATCATATCCTTCTGAGTTCCAGCCAGTCAATACATCAGCATCTTCAATAAGTTGAAAGAAAACGTCAAACATTTCCTTCTCTGATTTGAATAGCATTGTATTATCAAATTCATTAGTGATTTCTTGGGCTGTTTCACTGCTCATATGTTTCGGAGCAATCACTAATGTAATACATTGATCTAGCCAATCTAAGTAACAACTGATAGCAGTTACAGGATTGAATGGATCACTTGTAGGACTGAAACCTTTTTCAGGATCAAAGTCTACCTCAATGTCAAAGAAGCAAGTATGAAGTTTGGGTGCATCAATGCCAAGATAGTTTTCACTTAGACAGCGAAAGATTACCGGAACATCACTTTCAAATAATTTCTTATTTGAGTGGATGCGTCTTTCTTTTTCAAACTCTTGTCGTTTACGTGTGCTAAAACGACTGACTGGATCGCCATAGATACTACGTTGTTTACCCCTAGGATCGGGATAGTACAATACGTAGTTAGTAGGGTATTCTTTGTATTGACGCTTGCCGTCTTTATCTCGTTCTACAACGTAGATACGATCCTCATCCCTTGAGTGTATTGCATCAACGTATGACATTAAATATTTCTTTCATGTGTTGATTATAAGTTAAAAGTATTGTAAATTCAATTGAAAAGGGATAAATAAGTGTGAGTCGCGGTACTGGTAATACCCACTCACTCTAACGCTACAAGGAGCAATCAGCATGAGTATTTATAAACTTTACGTCATGACACATAATTCAACCGGATTAAAATATTTAGGATATACTACCAAAGACTTAAATAAATATTTTGGTAGCGGTGTATATTGGATAAGACATTTAAAAGTTCACGGGTTTGACATATCACGTGAAATAATTCACGAATGTACCACAAAAGAAGAATTAAAACAAACAGGTCGTTACTATAGTGATCTATGGGACGTTGTAAATTCAGTTGATAAGTATGGTAAAAAACTTTGGGCCAATGAAAAACCTGAAGAAGGAACTGGCGGTGGAATTTTATTTACTATAAACAACCCGATGAAGGATCCTAATATTGTTGCTAAACGATCTGGGGAATTCCATCATATGAAAGATAGTAACAGGCGGAAAGCGCAATCACTTAGAATGTCTAATAAAGATGCCCCATGGCATAATAAGGATGCAATGAAGAAAAAATCCGGAAATAATCATTACTTAAGAAAAAATCCTGCAACTCATAATCCTGTATTTGATCATAATATTTACATATTTGAAAATATTTCAACCGGAGAAGTAAAGCACTCAACTGCTTACGATTTTTGTAAGATGACTGGAGCTTCTAGGGGGAACGTAAGTCAACTTGTTAATAAAAAACAATCTCCAAAATCTGTTAAAGGTTGGAGATTGTTTAAAACGTTATAATGTTTTTCCAACCGCCTCAAGTATGGAATTCAAATCTTCGTGATCCTTGTTAGTTTGAGTGAGTCCGGCTTTGTGTGCCAATTTAATTGCTTTTTTTAATGTACTAGCTTTGATTTCCAGCTCCTCAGCAACCGCCTTGATAGTGTCATTTAATCCACCATTCAATGTATCAATTTCATGTAGTACATGCATACCTTCATTTACGATTTGGGTAAGCTTAATTTTTGCCTCACCATTAAACGTTCTGTTATAATCCGACATAGTTTCTCCTTAAATAATTAGTTAGTATACATGGCTTGTGCAGGGAAGTCAAGTATTTTTTTTACCTTCTACAATCTTTTTTACCAAAGTATGTAGACCGGGATTTACTTTTAATGCATGTGGCATTAGTTCATTGCGAATATAGTTACGAATATATTTGTTATTTTTATTAGATTTATCCTCACACCATTCAATGTTATGACTTTCGCACCAATAGATAAAATCTTCTTTTCTTGTAGTTAGAAATGGGCGTAATACATTGTTTCTTGTTAATGGAATCACTTTGGGTGTACCATGAAGACATGACCAGATATATGTTTCTACACAATCATCTAAGTGATGAGCAGTAATGATTGGGCCGTGAGTAGCAAAATATTGATAGCGTTCTTCTCTCCAGAATTCTTCTTGACTCATTGATTTGGGTTTTTCCCGATTTAGCACACCTAAATATAATGGGATAGTTCTATCCTCACAGAATTTAGATACAAATTCTAGTGCTTTGTTACTATGTTCAGTGCCATGATGAAAGTAAGCGCAAGAGACATTATGTTTACGACTTAGAAAGTCAACTATAGCGCAAGAGTCAACACCTCCACTGAATGCGATTGTGATACTTTTGGGTAAGGGTACTGTTAACTTAATCATTTATCTATTGTAACATAGAATGATTTAGTTAGCAATGATTATGGTAAATTGTTGTTTAACCGTAACTTGCGGCTGCAAGATATAATCTAGCAGTACCTACGCCTGCAGTATCTGTTGCTACTACACCGGTATTTGATACTAGGTTGGTTATTGCAGTAAATGATCCACTATTTCCATATCCAAATATAGCTTTATCAGTACTATAGCCTGCGGCCGCAAGACTATGTCTAGCAGTACCAACACCAGTTGTATCACTAGCAACAACACCGGTATTTGATACTAGGTTTGTAATTGATGTTCTATCAGATGAATAACCATAACCAAATATAGCTTTATCAGTTCCATAACCTGCGGCTGCTAAACTTTCTCTAGCAGTGCCAACACCTGTTGTATCACTAGCAACTACACCGGTGTTTGATACCAAATTAGTCATGGACACATTTGTTCCAAGCGTCAGCGAAAATCCATATCCAAATATAGCTTTATCTGTTCCATAACCTGCGGCCGCTAATGTATATCTAGCAGTACCCACTCCTGATGTATCACCAGCCACAACGCCGGTGTTTGATACTAGATTAGTCATTGATACAGCAGTAGTACCTCCTGTAATAATTCCATATCCAAAAATAGCTTTATCTGTACCGTAACCTGCGGCTGCAAGGCTTCGTCTAACAGTACCGACGCCTGCAGTGTCGGTAGCAACAACGCCTGTATTACTTACTAGATTGGTTATTGATACTAATCCACCACTAGTGTTTCCGTATCCAAATATAGCTTTATCAGTACCGTAACCTGCGGCTGCAAGATACCATCTAGCAGTACCGACACCTGCAGTATCAGTAGATACTACACCGGTGGTTGATACCAGATTGGTTACTGATGTACCGGCGCCATCATAGCCGTATCCAAATATAGCCTTTACCCCAGCTGGTGGTGCCTCAAGCGTCCATCCTCCGCCTGTTGCTGTAAATCCACCTGTTATTGTTATACTCATTCTTTTTAAATCTTTATATTATTATTGTATGCCGGAAGCTGATGCCAAAGCATGTCTAGCTAAACTAAGTGGACCACGTACACTTGCAGTTGCAGTATCTGTTGCATATGTGATTCTATCTACCGTTGATACGCTAGGTCCACCGATCCCAACACCACCGCCAAACCATCCGTCAGTTGTATTGCCGGATGCAGCCAAATATCGTCTAGACGAAGATAGTGGACCACGTACACTAGCTGTAGCAGTATCAGTTGCATATGTGATTCTATCTACCGTTGAAATACCGCCGGCGACGCCGGTGCCAGGCATATACCCACCACCAAACCAACCATATGTAGTATTACCGGTTGCGGCAAGGCCATATTTAGCAGAACTTAGTGGACCACGAACACTAGCTGTTGCAGTATCAGTTGCATATGTGATTCGTGCTACAGTTGAAAGGGATACCGATAATAAACCACCACCAAACCATCCGTCAGTTGTATTGCCGGATGCAGCCAAATATCGTTTAGCCGAAGATAGTGGACCACGTACACTAGCTGTAGCAGTATCAGTTGCATATGTGATTCTATCTACTGTTGATACGTTAGCTAACGTATCAATACCACCACCAAACCATCCATCAGTTGTATTGCCGGTTGCGGCTAAATATCGTCTAGCCGAACTTAGTGGACCACGTACACTAGCTGTTGCAGTATCAATTGCATATGTGATTCTATTAACTGTTGATGTTAGGGTTCCGCCTTGGCCGGTACCACCACCAAACCATCCATCAGTGGTATTACCTGTTGCGGCCAACCTGGCTATGGTCTGAAAAAGTGGACCACGCACACTAGCTGTTGCAGTATCAATTGCATATGTAATACGGTCTACTGTTGAAAAGGGTGCCGAGAGGCCGCCACCAAACCATCCTGCCGTTGGAGTTGACGGTGGCGCGGCAGTAAGAGTCCATCCTCCGCCTGATATTGTTACACCGCCACCACTAAATGTTACCGACATTCTTTAATCTCTTGGATAATCCGGAAATGGTACCCAATTAGTTGTAGCTTCATCCCATAAGTATGGATAACCATCACTTGGAATAGCAACTGGAGCAACATATGAAGTTGCCTCTTCGTTCCATGTCCATGATGCTGGATGTTCTGCATTAAATGCATTTTCTCTTGCTTCTGCAATTTCCTCTGCTGTTGGAGCAGGCATGTTTTCTAAGTCTATCATTTTATTTTCCTTTATAATAAATGTATTTATGCTAATTCTAATTTTACGAACCGTAGGCTGCAGCCGCCAATGTACCTCTAGTAGTACCAACACCAGTTGTATCAGTAGCAACTACACCTGTATTTGATACTAGATTGGTCACTGATACGTAACCATCAACACTATTTCCATATCCAAATATAGCTTTATCAGTTCCGTAGACTGCAGCCGCTGGACCGTATCTTGCAGTACCAACTCCGGTAGTATCTGATGCAACTACACCAGTGTTACTTACTAGATTGGTCATTGATAGATAACCACCACCTCCGAGACCATATCCAAATATAGCTTTATCAGTGCCATAACCTGCGGCTGCTAATGAATATCTAGCAGTACCAACACCTGCAGTATCATTAGCAACAACACCAGTATTTGATACTAGATTGGTTATTGCCGTAACAGGACTTGTTCCATATCCAAATATAGCTTTATCAGTGCCATAACTAGCGGCTGCTAGTGCGTTTCTAGCAGTGCCAACGCCTGTAGTATCAGTAGCAACTATCCCGGTGTTTGATACTAGATTGGTCATTGAAAGCTTTGACCCGCCGGCCGTCTGTCCATATCCAAATATAGCTTTATCAGTTCCATAACCTGAGGCCGCAGGTGTATCTCTAGCAGTACCAACACCTGCAGTGTCTGTAGCCACAACACCTGTATTTGATACTAGATTAGTCATTGATTGTGCTGACGGATTAGCATACCCATATCCAAATATAGCCTTATCAGTACCATATCCAGCAGCCGTAAGTCCATTCCTAGCAGTACCAACACCTGTAGTATCTGTTGCAACTACACCGGTGTTTGTTACTAGGTTGGTTATTGCTGTATTAAATGGTGCAATTCCTGTATTTCCATATCCAAATATAGCTTTATTACCAGCCGGTGGTGCAACTATATCTAAACTTCCACTAAATGAAATCCCACCTGTTATTGTTATTGACATATTTTATTACTTTTCTTTTAATGTGTATGATTTTTGTTTAACCGTAACTTGCGGCCGATAATGTAGTTCTAGCAGTACCTACCCCTGTAGTATCTGTAGCAACTACCCCGGTGTTTGATACTAAGTTGGTCATTGATACTGGACCATTACCATAACCAAAAATAGCTTTATCAGTGCCATAACCTGCGGCTGCAAGATAATATCTAGCAGTACCGACACCAGTTGTATCTGATGCAACAACACCCGTATTTGATACTAGGCTGGTTATAGCGGTAGCCCCAAATGGCGATGCTGCCAATCCATAGCCAAATATAGCTTTATCCCCTCCATAACCTGCGGCTGCTAATCCGAATCTAGCAACACCAACTCCTGAAGTATCTGTTGCAACTACGCCTGTGTTTGATACTAGATTAGTTATTGCCGTAGCAGGACTTTCCCCATAACCAAAAATAGCTTTATCTGTGCCATAACCTGCGGCTGCTAAATTACTTCTAGCAGTACCAACTCCTGTTGTATCAGTAGCAACCACACCTGTATTACTTACTAAATTGGTAATTGATACATCACCGCCACTAGTATTTCCATATCCAAAAATAGCTTTATCAGTTCCATAACCTGCGGCCGCCAAAAGTCGTCTAGCAGTACCAACACCTGAAGTATCTGTTGCAACTACTCCGGTATTACTTACTAAATTAGTTATTGATATCCTAACACTAGTAACTCCATAACCAAATATAGCTTTATCTGTGCCGTACCCTGAGGCCGCACGTTGCTCACTAGCAGTACCGACGCCTGCTGTATCTGTTGCAACTACTCCGGTATTACTTACTAAGTTAGTTATTGCTACACTAGCAACACCAGTATTTCCAAATCCAAATATAGCTTTTTTACCTTCCGGTGGTGCAACTATAGTCCAACCACCACCATTTAATGTTATTCCACCTGTAATTGTTATTGACATTTGTTACTCTTTATTGAAATATTTCTGGATGGGCCTTGCCAAATATTTTAATATACTTGCCAGCCATTACGTCTGCTTCTGCTTCTATTGGACTACCTGGATAACTATCACCGGGCTTAATCATATTTAATTCACCCTGACGTACATGTGTTAATTCATGAAACACCGTACGTAGTATATCTACTAAATTTCTATTGGCACAATAAACCCATACTTCACCCGTATCTGGATTATGTCTACCAGTATGATGACCTTCTTGTGCTTCTTCGCTATCATAACTAAACTCTATCTTTGGAGTATTTTCTAAATTCAACTTCTTACTTGTCCAAGCAAGAAACTTCTTTACAATAGGATTACTATTCAAATCTTCTTGTTCATTCTCATCTAGTTTGTCTTTAATCCAACTGTCTGGAGTCTTATGATATTTTCTAACAAACAAATCATGCAATGCATCACCGGTTATACGATGTTTCTTTGCTATCTTTTTCATTAACTTATCAATGGTATTATAGTCGTGCTTCTCTAAGCTAGGAAGTTTCTTAGCTAGGTCAGTTGCGGCTGATTCGTATAGTTCTATTGCTCTCATATTAGTATTTATGCTCACTTATAAGGTCCAGTAGCGAATTGGATAACTTAAGGCAGAAGCCGCCTACACCACGGTAACTAGTACCGGTCCTAAGGTGTGTTAGTTACACCAAGAAGTTTTAGCTTCTCCGTAGTATTCTCTTGCAAATCCATTCTGTATTAACATCATTCTTAAACTTTGTCCATCAAGTATTATATCACCCAATACACGTCCACCATACTTATCCCAATCGGCAATAGCTACTTGACGTTTCTGTGCTTTAGCTATAGCATTCTTTGTAAATGCAGAAGCAGCCTGACCACGTTGATCTTCACTTGGACATTGCGCTCTATGACCTTTTTCAGGTGTATCAACACCAAACACACGAATACTTAATTCTTGTTTTAACGGTGGGGGTAAAAATGTTGCTTGAAATGCTACAGTATCTCCATCAATAACTCTAGTGATTGGGAAGTCATATATATTCATTGGCTTTTGTTTTTGAGCAAATACTACCATAGTTGTTAATGTTAGTGTTATTGCTATTAATATTTTTTTCATGTTTATCCTACTACTGTACGATTACGTACTTTACTTATTTCAACACTGATTGGAGTATTAGTTGTTTTTGCTCTAAATATCTTATCTGTCTCACGTACCCCTGGCTTAAGTTCAGATGCTACAATTAAGAATCTTGCTCTATTCTTTTTCATGCCAATAAACTCTCCCACTAATACTTCATAGTTAGGATAGTTTGGTGTCAAATCTATTTTAGGATTTTCTTGTTCTTCTAAATAAAATACATCCTCATCCGGTGATAATTGTAACGTAGGATGTGCTGTTAATACAATATATGCATTTTCACCTTGATTATCTTTTTGTTTGGCTACTGCTACTCCTAAATCAGGAGTTTTAACTGCAAAAGTAATATATGGCATTTTCATTAGTTCATGTCCACGTGTAGTTTCTAACTTATGTAAAACTCGAAGGACTTTTTCTATAGGAATGTTACGATTGGAACCATCACTTCTATCATTAATAAAGTGTTTGCTCACAACCAAATACCCGTCTGCAAAAGGTATTTCCTTATTAATAAATTCTGTTGCCCTCATTACTCACGTTCTCTTTTTAATGTAGAACGAATGAACCATGCTTTCTTACCGTATAAGTCTTGTAATTCAGCCATGTAGTTAGCAATACCCTGCTGACGTTCATTTGTAGCTTCGTCAAACATAGCAACAACAAGTTCTGACATTGTTTCACAATTTTGTAGTAACTCAACAAACATAAGTTCTGCTCTTGGCACTTTAGTTTGGTCTTGTATGATACTTAATTCAGTATAACGTGACAAACTGCCAGGAGTATAGTGACCTAAGATTCTGATATATTCAGCAATAGGATCAATAGTGGCATTTACATCTTTGTACAATGTATTAAAGAATTTGTGATATTGTGGGAAATTACTTCCTTCTGTATTCCAATGGAAGTTTTGTGTTTTGATAGCAAAACTTTGTGTACTAGCTAATAGTACTTTTAAATTATCTGATAACATTATTAACCTTTACTTTTCTTTGTATCAACATTGATAGCTTTACCACTACGCTCTGGATTAGGATCTTCTCTACGCTTACGTTGAGCGGCACTAGCACGACCCTTTTTACCTAGACTATGTGCTTTACTTTGTGGCAAACATTTTGGTTTGCCTTCTCCTGGTTCTTTTGCACATGGACCTTTAATGTTTCCTTTAGTATCCATACGAACCCATTTTTCTTTATTGAACCAATCGTGCAAACTTTCATCTGCTTGTTCAATACCCTCTAGTATAGAGCTTTCATTTTTCTTTCCGCCTGTGCCCCAGTTGCTTGCGCCTTTTTTACGACATTTAACTAATGCACCACTGGCATAAGCACTTGGCCATACTTTATAACGGCTCTTAACTTTGTAGTAGCAAGCATCTTTCTTTTCGTTCATTAATTCTTCACTAACCATTTCGCCACCACAGTGTGGGCAACTATGTTGTTCTTCATTAGTTTTATTTTTTGCACAACTACCTGGAAAGCCAGCTTTTGTACCAGCAACTCTATGATAACCAGACCAGCATTTCAATTCATCTAATTGATCTTTTGAATTGTCACCGTGAGTTTCACACATACCACAATCAGGACAAGTCATCTCCATAACATTGTCAATACTTTCATTGTGTTTTTTTTTACCAGCACAATGCGCCTTTTGACTAAAACCTTTAGGATGACTACAGTTGATACTACTTTTATACTTTTGACTCCAGCCCTCATCCATCTCTTGTTCATTAACATAAATTGCGGCAGTTGTTTTATTTAAACTTTGAGGATCTCTTACTCCGGCTGCTACTTTAACTGCTCTAACTTTTTGTCTATATTCTTCAGCATATTCAGCTAATCTGTATCCTAACATTTTACCAATTTGTTCAGGTGTTGCTGGCTTATCTGCAGGTGTGCCAACACCAAAAGTCGTATCCAGTATACTAGGCCATGCACCCCATACCATACTTGCTAACTCTTTATATGCTGTACTTTTTAATTCTTTAAGTTGAGCTTCGGCCTCATCTTCAGAGATACGAGGAGCACGTGCGGGAAGTGTTCCCTTAAATGCCTGAGCATTACCTGCACCACCTAATCCTGCGGCAGCTAATGCGCCAGCACCGGCTGCCTTACCTACGTTTCCTAAAAATCCTCTACGGCTCATATCAGCTTCATCCACACTTTTCTTTGATTTAGGAGGATATATCCACTTTTCGTGATTTTTTAAAATCTTAACTGGAGGAAAGGGATCTGGATTTGACGTAGGTCTTGCACTATCCGGAATCTTACCTGTAGTACGACCAAACGCATCAGCTGGCAATGCTTTTGAAACACCTTTTAGATTTTTAGGTCTGCCTCGTTCACCGTCATTAGCGCCAAGATGTACTTCTTTCTTAAATTCATTTGAGCCTGGATCTACAAATAGATTGCCTTTGCCATAATCTCTACCTTGTCTAGGATTATCATATTCATCACGCTCATCATGTACTTCTTTCAAACCTGACTTTTTACGTATATACAATCTATCCTGTAACATTGAAATAGCATTGTCTAACTTTTTATTTAATGATTGATAGTTATCTTTTGCACCATACTTAACGTGCATACTAGTATCGGTATCATTCTGCATTGCAGGAGTCATTAAACCTTTACGGTCTAATCTATCAACTAACTTATCTAATAGTTCTTGTTTCTGAATAGCATTATTCAATTGTGCTAATCTAGATTTTAATATAGAATGTTTCTCACCGGGCTGTGCAACTGGGGTTGCTTCTGGTGGAAGTATTGGTTGACTTCTCATCTTATTAGCAACATTATTTCTAAAATCTTGTTCCCATTGAGCTAAATCATCCATACTTTTTTGTTCAATTTGTTGCTTAAGTTGCATTAATGCTTCTAATGATTTAGATTTTAATTGATCACCTAAGTTTTCAAATGTATCATAACGTTTGTCATCTAGTTCATCATGGTAACTTCTTTGTGGTGGTTTTTTTAACTCTATTGGTTTCTTAGATGAACCTCTATAACCACGTTCCCATGCCGCTGCGCCTGCTGCCGCACTTTTACCGTTTTTAACAAAATGATTAATAACTTCTTGTTTACTGTTAAATCTATTTCCTGAAACAGCTTCATTTGTTGCCATTTCACCATCAGGACTATGACCAAAATATGCGGCTACCTTTTGTAAGTCGGCAGAATTTCTAGCGTTAAGATAATCACTTACCAAATCGTGTATTTGATTTCTTTGTTCTTGTGGAGCAGGTAATTCTATTTCACCTTCAGTAGCATCAGCAATGTACACAGCACCAGGACTGTCCAAGAACCATATTTCATCGTCCTCGTCCCATTCCAGGCCCCATTTGTCCACAGTTGCAGTCAACACATAGTTGTTGGTAGTTCCTACTACAAACTTGTTGTTGCCCAAGTAACGTGAACTGGTGGGCTGACCATAATCTTTATTGCCACCAAATGCTCCGGCAGTAGGGGGTTTAATAGGGGAAAATTCATTTATACCTTGTTTAATGCCAGATTGTTTAACTGGAACCGTTTTATAAACACGCTTGACAGGATCCCAAACAGTTTTACGAGGACCTTCTTTAGCTATTTGACCTATACGTTTTACTTTTGCATCCCATTCAGGACCGTATTCTTCTTCTTTTTTAGATCCTTCTACTACATCTTCGGGAACTAATCCATATTTTTTAACACGTGCATCTAAGTCAGCACGTTCTTTAGATAATTCATGTACAAGTTCGTCATTACCCAGCTTAATTGCTTGTTTAAGCTTTTCCTGAAGAGCATCAGCTACATCATAATAATCATTCATTCTCATTCTAGTTTGAGTGGTATTATCTTCATTAGTACCAGTTGCTAATCTATCATGGTCACTGTCACGTTTTTGTTTTTGGCTTAGTTGATACATCTTTTTAGAGTATTCAATATCAGCATCAGATGTATCATCTTCTTGTGAACGATAACTAGAACGTGATTTGCCACTACGTGCTACCGCATCCTGATAATCCCAATCACTGTCATAGTTATGTGGATCAACTTCGTTTATTATACCTTTAAGAATATTGCTCATATTACGCTTTCTTATTCTTGTTATTTAACATGCCACGTTTGTTAGCTGTTGCCCATGCAATGTTCTCTGCTTCGTCTTTACTTTTACCTAATTTCTTTTCGGACTTTTCAATGTGCTTAACCATTCTATCTACTTTAGCGCCTTCATTCATACCTTGCTGACCATACGTATCAAGAATTTGTTTAACATAGAAATTATAAAAACCACGACGACTATTGTATTCTCTATCTCCTAGAACAGTCTTTAATGCCTTGATAGCATCAGCTACTTCTGGACCACGCATTATTTTTAATGAGTCAGTAACTAGTGTATCACCTCTTTGTGAACCTTCTGATACACCTCGTTGCGGATCCCATCTAGCATCAGGATTGTTCATCCAACCATCAAAGTAAGCAATAGCACTACCTCGCATATTAGGAGGTGCTCTAAACATTGCGGCAAAGTCAGCGTTTGGCATCTTCTTCATCCACATTTGTTTCCATTGACCTAGTGTCATTTTAGCACCACTAGTGGTAGAACCCATATCATTATCAGCTGGCATACCTTCATTCACACCTTGAACTTGTTTACCTTCTAAGTATTCACGTATAGTGTTTAGATAGTCATTGGCTTTAATAATCTTTTCTTGTACCCAACCATCAAGACCTTCTTCTTCTGAAACATCTTGTATCATTTCATATACTTGCTTTGCATTCTTAGCGGCTGAAAATAAATCACTACGTGCCATCTCAACTTCATGGTCTACACGACTTTTACCATGTGGCACAAATCCATTTTTACGACTACGACCTTGACCAGGAACAACAATAATATCATCTTCTTCTAGTTGTGCTTCACTTAGTTCAGCACTTTCATTAATGCTATTAGCATATGGGGCTTTAGTTTTTTTACCCTTGAATA